GTCGAGGGGGTGCGCGTCGACGACCGGCTGGCCCATCTGGCGCCGCGGCACCGCCAGGCCGCCCCGCGCCGGGCGCAGGCGGTGGTCGATGCCGAGTTCATGGCGCTGGTCAAGTCCGATTTTCTGCGCCCGGCGCGGCCCAGCCTGTCGTCGGTCTGGCGCCGGCAGGCGCGCGTGGCCGAGGATCGCGGCATCCCGGTGGCGCCCGAATGGGCTGTCCGCCGCCGGCTGGAGCGCGAGGTATCGCGGTTCACCACGGTGCTGCTGCGCGAGGGCGAGGACGCGCTGCGCCGGTTGTACCCGGCGCAGACCCGCGACAAGACCGCGCTGTCGCCGCTCGAGGTGGTGAACGCGGACTTCCACAAGTTCGACGTGTTCGTCGAGTGGCCGCTGGAGCGGGGCGAGACCGGCAAGGGCTGGATCGGCCGGCCGCAGATGGTGGCGTTCCAGGACGTGTTCTCGGGCCGGATCCTGTCGTGGCGGGTCGACCAGCAGCCGAACGCGCTCGCGGTGCAACTGGCCGCCGGCGACATGATCGAGCGTTTCGGCATCCCGCAGCACATCCTGCTGGACAACGGCCGCGAGTTCGCCGCGAAGGCGCTGACCGGCGGCACCCCCACGCGCTACCGCTTCAAGGTGCGCGAGGACGACGTGCCGGGCCTGTTCATCGCGCTCGGCTGCGAGATACACTTGGCGACGCCCTACAGCGGCCAGTCCAAACCGATCGAGCGGGCGTTCCGCGACATGTGCGACGCGATCGCCAAGGATCCCCGGTTCGACGGCGCCTGGACGGGCAACACGCCGGAAGCCAAGCCCGAGCCGCACCGCCGGCTCGGCCCGGTGCCCGCGCCGCTCGTCGCGCTCAAGCTGGCGCTCGGGGCGCTGGCATGACGCGCGCCCCGCGCCCCCAGTATTGGTATTTCTGGCGCGATCCGGCCGGCCGCCGCGGGCCGCTCTGCCGCAGCCTCGGCGCCGCCGTCGTCTCGGCGGTGTCGCGGTATTTTTCGAGAGGCGACGGCACGCTGAAGGTCCGCGTCGACCTCACCATCGCGCTGCACTTCTTGCCTGAGCTCGAGGCGGCGGGCTGGAAGCTGTGCAAGGCCACGCGCCGATGACCCCCCCCTCTGGCCCCCCGCCGATGACCCCCGTCATCCAGTTCCTGCCCTACCAGCGCGCCTGGATCGCGGCTCAGGCGCGGTTCAAGATCGGCATGTTCGCGCGCCAGACCGGCAAGACCTTCTCGACCTGCGGCGAGTGCGTCGACGACTGTTTCACCGCCTGGAAGGAGGGCCGGAAGACGCGCTGGGTGATCCTGTCGCGCGGCGAGCGGCAGGCGGCCGAGGCGATGACCGAGGTGATCAAGCCGTTCACCCGGGCGTTTTACGAGGTCTACAACACCCTCTTGAAGGGGGGCGAGCCGCGCTTCGAGGAGGGTGAGTTCCGCAGTCCCCAGGACCGGGGCCCCGATGCCGTCTACAAGGCGCTCGAGGTCGCCTTCCCGAACGGCAGCCGGATCACCGCGCTGCCGGCGAACCCCGACACGGCGCGCGGGTTCTCGGCCAACGTGATCCTCGACGAGTTCGCGTTCCATGCGAAGTCCCGCGAGATCTGGGCGGCGCTGTTCCCGGTCATCTCCAAGGGCCGCCAGAAACTTCGGGTGATCTCGACCCCGAACGGCAAGGGCAACAAGTTTTACGAGCTGATGACGGCCGAGGACAGCGTCTGGTCGCGTCACACCGGCGACATCCACGAGGCGGTGCGCCAGGGACTCGACCGCGACGTCGAGATGCTGCGCCGGGGAATGGCCGACGAGGACGCCTGGGCGCAGGAATACGAGCTGCGGTGGCTGGACGAGGCTGCCGCCTGGCTCGACTACGACCTGATCTCGGCCGCCGAACACGCCGAGGCGGGCCGCGCCGACCGCTATGCCGGGGGCCTGTGCTTCGTCGGGGTGGACATCGCGGCGCGCAACGACCTCTTCGTGATCTGGGTGGCCGAACTGGTGGGCGACGTGCTTTGGACGCGCGAGGTGATTGCCCGCCGCCGGGTGTCCTTCGCCGAGCAGGACGCGCTTCTCGACGGGGTGTTCCGACGCTACCGCGTGGTGCGCTGCGCCATGGACCAGACCGGGATGGGCGAAAAGCCGGTCGAGGACGCGCAGCGCCGGCATGGCAGCACGCGCGTCGAGGGCGTGCTGTTCTCGCTGGCCTCCAAGCTCGACATGGCGACCGCGCTGAAGGAGCGCATGCAGGACCGCCGGCTGCGCATCCCCGCCGGCGACCCGGTGCTGCGCGCCGACCTGCACGCGATCCGCAGCCAGGTCGGCGTGACCGGCCAGCGCCGCCTGGTGGCGGACGGCGATACCGACGGGCACGCCGACCGGTTCTGGGCGGCCGCGCTCGCCTGCTCGGCGGCGCGGACCGGGCGTCTCGAATACGCCTACCGCGCGGCCCGCCCGTCGTCCGCACCCGCCGAAGACACCGCCGAGGCGGCGGACGCGCGCGCTCGGACCGGCCGGATGCTGCCGCGGCTGAGCGGCTGGATCTGATGGAGAGACCATGACCACGCCAGTTCTGCTCGACCGCTGGGGACGTCCGGTTCGCCGCCCAGACCTGACGCGCGACGCCGCGCGGCCGACCCTCACCGGCATCCGCAGCCCGCTGGCCGGCTATCCCGCCGACGGGCTGACCCCGCCGCGGCTGGCGCAGATGCTGCGTGACGCCGATGCGGGCGCCGTGGTGCCCTACCTCGAGATGGCCGAGGCGATCGAGGAGCGCGACCTGCACTATCTGGGCGTGCTCGCCACCCGCAAGCGGTCGGTGGCGCAGATCGAGATCGGGGTGGAGGCGGCATCGGACGCCCCGGCCGACGTTGCCATGGCCGACACCGTCCGCGACTGGCTGCGCCGCGACGAACTGACGGAAGAGATCTTCGACATCCTCGACGCGATCGGCAAGGGCTACAGCTTCACCGAGATCGTCTGGGAGACGTCGGAGGGCCAGTGGCGCCCTGCGCGCCTCGAATGGCGCGACCCGCGGTGGTTCCGCTTCGACCGGCACGACCTTGCGACGCCGCTGATGATCGCCGACGACGGCACCGAGCAGCCCTTGCCGCCGTTCAAGTTCGTCTTTGCCGCATTCCGCGCCAAGTCGGGCCTGGCGCTGCGGTCGGGGCTGGCGCGCGTCGCCGCCTGGGCGTGGATGTTCAAGGCCTACACCCAGCGGGACTGGGCGATCTTCGCGCAGACCTATGGCCAGCCGCTGCGCCTGGGCAGATACGCGCCCGGCGCCAGCGACGAGGACCGCGAGACGCTGTTCCGGGCGGTCGCCAACATCGCCGGCGACTGCGCGGCGATCGTGCCCAAGTCGATGCAGATCGAGTTCATCGAGACCGCCTCGGTCGGCGCCTCGAGCGACCTCTACGAGCGGCGCGCCGACTGGCTGGACCGGCAGGTCTCGAAGGCGGTGCTGGGGCAGACCACCTCGACCGACGCGATTTCGGGCGGCCATGCGGTCAGCCGCGAGCATCGCCAGGTGCAGGAGGATATCGAGCGCGCCGACGCCCGCGCGCTGGCCGGGATCCTGAACCGCGACCTCGTGCGGCCGTGGATCGACCTCGAGTTCGGGCCGCAGCGCGCCTATCCGCGCATCGTGATCGCCCGGCCCGAAGCGCATGATCTGGGCCTGATGTCCACGGCGCTGGCGGCGATGATCGACCGCGGGCTGACGGTCGAGCAATCCGAGATCCGCGACCGGTTCGGCCTGTCGGAACCCGGCTCCGGAGCCAGCGTCATGGTGCCCGCGGCCAGCGGCGCGATCCCGGCGCCCCCGGCAGCCTCGTTAAACGGGCAACGCGCGTTTTTTAAAGGGGGTCCTGCCGCCCTAGGTATGCAGACTGCCCTTCAAGCGGAAGGCCGCTCAGCGGCCCTCCCAGAGCGTTCCGATCCGGCGACCCTCCTGGCCGACCGGCTGGAGGCCGAGGCGCGCCCGGCGATGGCGGCCATGCTGGACCGGATCGAGGCGATGCTGTCGGCCGCCGGGAGCCTCGAGGAGTTCCGCGAGATGCTGCTTGCCGGCCTGCCGGGGCTCGACACCGGCGCGCTTGCCGCGGTGATGGCGCAGGCGGGGCTTGCCGCGCATCTCGCCGGCCGGGTCGCGACCGAGGACGAGGGCGGGGCGGACGTTGGCTGATCTCTCCGCGACGCTCCGCCAACCCTTCGCCGAGCAGGTCGCGGCGTTCCGGCTGCGGCTCGGCACCTATCGGGACACCAGCCGCTGGGACGACCTGCGCGGGGCCGAGCATGACCGGGCGTTCATGGTGGCCGGCGCGGTGGGCGCGGACCTGCTGGGCGATCTGGCGGCGGCGGTCGGCCGCGGCATCGCCGAGGGCGCGACGCTCGAGGACTTCCGCCGCGACTTCCGCGCCATCGTCGAGCGGCGCGGCTGGCACGGCTGGACCGGCGAGGGCAGCGCGAAGGGCGAGGCCTGGCGGACCCGGGTGATCTGGGAGACCAACATGCGCACCTCCTACGCGGCGGGGCGGATGGCGCAGCTGGTCGAGGGCGACTTCGCGTTCTGGATCTACCGCCACGGCGGATCGCGCGAGCCGCGCCCGCAGCACCTGGCCTGGGACGGGCTGACGCTGCCGCCCGAGCATCCGTTCTGGGCCAGCCACGCGCCGCCGAACGGCTGGGGCTGCAGCTGCTCGGTCACCGGCGCGCGGACGGCCGGCATGGCCCGGCGGATGGGCGGCGACCCCGACCTGACGCTGCCCGAGGGCTGGGACCGCCCCGACCCGCGCACCGGCGCGCCGCCCGGCATCGACCGCGGCTGGGCGCATTCGCCGGGGGCAAGCGTGGCGGAGCCGATATCGGTTCTGGCGCGCAAGCTCGACGGCCTTCCCGCGAGGCTGGCGGGAGACATGATCCGGTCATGGATTCAGGGCGGACCGTTCAAGCGATGGATTGATGACGCCGACAATGCAGAGCCGTTCCCGTTGGCACGGATTCCCGAGGCGGATGCGGCGGCGATCGGCGCGAAGACTCCCGTTGCGGTTATGTCGAGCGAGACAAGAGCCAAGCAGGTGAGGTTGCATCCCGAGCTGACCCCCGCCGACTACAGCAACGCGCAGATGGTCATTTCTGCGCCGACGTGGCGCGTTCAGGACACGGACCGAAGCCTGATCTACATTTCCGAAAAGACCGGGGCCGGCGGTGGCTACGTCCTGATCGTCGGTCGGCCCCGGCGGCACCGTCACGCTGTTTCCCACCGCGGTGATCTCGTCGGTCGAAGTCTCGGGCCAGACCTTCCGCAGCCGCGCCGATGCGACCTGGGCACGCTCGGGCACCGTGACGACGCTGACCGAGACGGCGCACAGCCGCGCCGTCGGGCAGGCGGTTCACCTCGAGTTCGGCGGCAGCCCGGCGCCGGCGACCGGGGTCCATGTCATCACCGCCGTGCCCTCGGCCGACACCTACCGCGTCACCACCGCCTCGGGGTCGGGGTCGGGGCCGGTGATCGTGCGCGCGGTGCTGGGCGGGGCGGCGGGGTTCACCGCCTCGGGCCCCGGCACGCTCGCCACGCACCTGGCGGCCGACATCATCATGCCGCGCGGGCTGTTCGGCGGTGGCGGCTCCTCGGCGCTCGAGGACCGCACCGTGGGGCTGACCTTCGAGGCGCGGCGGATCGACGATGCCGGCGCACCGCTGGGGCCCTGGATCACGCTGGGCCTGCCGACCTTCACCGACCGCACCACCACGCCGCAGCGCCGCTCGCTGCGTTGGGCTCTGGGCGTGCCGGGCCGCTACGCGGTGCGCGCCTGGCGCCGCGATGCCGAGGACAGTGCCGCCGGCGCCGGCCACGAGGCCGGCTGGGCCGGTCTGCGCGCCTATCTGCGCGAGGCGCAGGACTGGGGCCCGGTGACGCTGATCGCGCTGCGGATGAAGGCGACCAACAACCTGTCGCTGCAAGCCGGCCGGCGCATCAGCGTCATCGCCACCCGCAAGCTGCCGGTCTGGAGCGGAACCAGTTGGTCGGCCCCCGTCGCCACCCGCTCGATCGCCTGGGCGCTGGCCGACGCCGCGCGCGACCCCGACTACGGGGCCGGCCTGCCCGACCACCGCATCGACCTGGCCGCGCTGCTGGCGCTCGACGCGCTCTGGGCCGCGCGGGGCGACCGGTTCGACGCCCGGTTCGACCAGGCCGCGACCTGGTGGGAGGCGATCGGCCGGATCGCCGCCGCCGGACGCGCGCGGCCCTACATGCAGGGCGGCCGGTTGCGCGTGGTGCGCGACGGGCTGCAGACGGTGCCGGTGGCGCTGTTCTCGATGCGCAACATCGTCCGCGGCAGCTTTGCCATCGACTACCTGCTGCCGACCGCGCAGAGCAGCCGGGTGGCCGACGTGGTGCATTTCGACGGCAGCACCTGGAGCCAGCGCCGCGTGCGGGTCAGCCTGCCGGGCGAGGCCAGCACCCGGCCTGCCAAGATCGAGCTGTTCGGCGTCACCGACCGCGCTCAGGCCGCGCGCGAGGGCCTCTATCACCTCGCCGCCAGCCGCTATCGCCGCCGCCTGGTGCGCTTCGCGACCGAGATGGAGGGGTTCATCCCGGCGCCTGGGCGACCTGGTCGCGATGAGCCACGACATGCCCGGCTGGGGCGCGCAGGCCGAGGCGGTGGGCTGGGACGCCGGCGCGCGCCGCCTGCGCCTGTCCGAGCCGATGGCCTTCGGGGCGGGGGGCCATTACGTCGGCCTGCGCCGCCCCGACGGCAGCCTCTCGGGCCCCTGGGCCGTCAGCCCCGGCGCCGATCCGGCCGAGGTGGTGCCGGCGGACCTGCCCGACTTCACTCCCGAGTCCGGGTCGCGCCGCGAGCGCACGCATGTGGTGTTCGGCACCGCCGCCGCCTGGCGCGTGCTGGCGCGGGTGGCTGCGATCCGCCCGCGGTCGGAGCACCAGGTCGAGATCGAGGCGGTGATCGAGGACCCCGCGGTGCATGCCGCCGACACCGGCGCGGCGCCGCCGCCGATCGTGCTGGGCAGCCTGCCCGGGCGGGTGACGGTGCCCGAGGTGCGCGGCCTGATGGCCCGCAAGATGCCGGCCGACACGCGGCGGATCCTGCTGGCCTGGCGCGCCGCGCCGGGCGCCGAGATCTACCATGTCGAGATGGCCGAGGGCACCGACCCCGCCGGGCCCGCGGTCAGCTGGACGCGGATCGTCGACACCTCGTCCAGCTCCTGCGCCGTGCCGATCCTTTATCCCGCGCGGACGATGATCCGGGTGCGCG